GACTTATACAGCTAAGGCAAGTGAAACTAATATTATAGACCAGGAAGAGTTAGATGCAGCCAAAGCTCAAATGGGAGATACGAAGTATCGGCAAGAATTTGAATGCGATTGGATTGCAAATATCGAGGGATCTATATTTGGAGATATAATTAAAAATTTAGAAGAGAAGAAACAATTAACTAGAATAGCTTATGATCCTAGCCTGGAGGTTCATACCGCCTGGGATCTAGGAGTGGATGATAGTACAGCAATTGTTTTTTTTCAAAAGTTAGGAAACTCTATTTTAGTAATTGATTACTATGAGAATAGGAGAGAGGGTCTTCCTCACTATGTCCAGGTTATAAAAGATAAAGATTATATTTACGGAGAGCATTACGCTCCACACGATATAGAAGTCACAGAATTTTCAACGGGTAAGACCAGATTAGATGTAGCTTATCAGTTGGGAGTTAGGTTTAGAATTTTACCTAAGTTATCTTTAGAGGATGGGATCCACAGTACAAAGATGGTTTTACCTAGATGTTGGTTCGATATAGAAAACACAAAACCATTAATAGATGCGCTTAGACAATACCATCGAAAGTATAACGAAAAAATTAAAATGTTTTCGAATAAACCAGTTAAGGATTGGTCTAGTCATGCAGTAGATAGCGTGAGGTACATGGCAATATCTTTAAATGATTTACCAGAAAAAAATAAACCAAAACAAACTTATTCATTAAACGAATATTCAATACACGGAGACTAACATGGGATTTATGAAACCAAAGATACCAGCGATGCCACCTATTCCAGAAGTGAAACCTTTACCCGAGCCGCCAAAGTATGATGATGCGCAAAGAGAAGAAGAGGCTGCAAGGAAGAGAGCAAGATTAAGAAATCAAAGAACTGGAAGATCATCAACTATTCTTACTGGAGCTGATGGCTTAGAGGATGATGATAGTAAGATAACAAAGAAAACTTTATTAGGAGGATAGTATGGGAGGAGTAATTTCAAAACCGAAACCACCAGCACCACCACCCGCAGCTCCCGTAGTTGTAGCTCCAACGAAACCAGAAGTTTCTCAAGCAACAGCTTTATCAAAAACTGATATGGGTAGAGGTAAAGGTAGATCCAGCACAATATTAACTGGAGCTAAAGGTTTAGGCGACAATCAATTAACAACATCTAAAAGAACTTTATTAGGAGGATAGATGGCAATAGACAAAAAAGCCAAAGCGATACTGGATAAGTATCAAACGCTAAGAGCGCAAAGATCTACATGGGAAGACCATTGGCAAGATGTTGCTAATTATTTTTTACCAAGAAAATCTAACATTACATTAAAGAGAACCAGAGGAGACAAAAGGCATGACCAGATTTATGATGGTACTGCAACTCATGCTCTCGAGTTATTATCTGCATCTTTAAATGGAATGCTCACAAATACTATATCTCCATGGTTTGTTTTGAAATACAGATCTGAGATGATGAACCAGGATGACGAGGCAAAAGAATGGTTAGAGAGCTGCGCAAATATTATGCAGCAAGTGTTTCAAAGATCTAATTTTCAACAAGAAATTTTTGAATTATACCATGAGCTGCTAGCATTTGGTACATCTGCAATGTTTATTACAGATGATATTAAAGATGATTTAAGATTTAAAACTATTCATATTTCAGAAATATATATTACTGAAAATGAAAAAGGCATGGTGGATTGCCTGATAAGAAGATTTCAAATTAAAAATAAAAATATACCAGCTATGTATCCAGATGCACAGCTACCACAATCTTTAGTTAGAAAAATTCAAGATGCTCCATACGATGAAACAACTATTATTCATTCTGTATCTCAATCAGATATGCCGATGGGATATGAAAGCAATAAGAATATGGATTTTGTATCTTGTCATGTCCACGAAGAAAGTGGTGTAATTTTAAGAGAAAGTGGATTTAGAGAATTTCCGTATGTGGTTCCTAGATATTTAAAATCTTCATCAAATGAAATTTATGGAAGATCTCCAGCAATGAATGCGCTGCCAGATGTTAAGATGTTAAATACAATGTGCAAAACTACAATCAAAGCTGCACAAAAACAAATCGACCCACCATTAATGGTTCCAGATGATGGTTTTGTTTTACCAGTAAGAACTGTACCTGGAGGATTAAACTTCTACAGATCTGGTACTAGAGAAAGAATTGAACCATTAAACATTGGAGCTAATAATCCAATAGGATTACAAATGGAAGAACAAAGAAGAAAAGCTATTAGAGAAAACTTTTTTGTCGATCAGTTAATGATGATCCAGGGTGTGAATATGACAGCTACAGAAGTTATGCAGCGTACTGAAGAAAAGATGAGATTACTTGGTCCAGTATTAGGCAGATTACAATCTGAATTATTGCAGCCATTAATTACTAGATCTTTTAATCTGTTATTTAAAAATGGTAAGTTTCCACAACCACCAGAAACTGTAGCAGATCAAGATGTAGAAATTGAATATGTATCTCCATTAGCTAAAGCTCAAAAGACACAAGAGCTTTCATCTGTGATGAGAGGTATAGAAATATTTGGCTCATTACAAAATGTAGCTCCAGTATTTGATTACTTAGATGTTGATGGTTTAGTAGATCATATTAAAGATGTACTAGGCTTACCAGCTAAAGTGATGAGATCTAAGGCACAAGTACAAGAAATCCAGCAGCAAAAACAGCAACAACAAATCGAGCAAGCTGAATTACAGCAAGCTCAACAAGTAGCTGAGAGTGCTGGTAAAATCGCTCCAGCTTTGAAAGCGGGGTTATTAAGTGAATGAGAAAGATATAAAACAATTATCAATAAACTACAAAACGACTTTTGGATCGGAGAGCGGTCAATTAGTGCTTGAAGATCTTAAAAAGAGATGCAGTTTTAATTCAACTACTTTTGTTCAAGGAGATAGTCACGATACTGCATTTAGAGAGGGACAACGAGCCGTTGTCTTATTTATAAATAATATGCTCAACAAAAAGGAGAAATAACAATGTCGAGTGAAAATCAAGAGGTAGCAGCAACGGAGCAAGCTCCCACGCTGTCTGGAGATACAAATACTCCAACACAAAATACTGATTGGAAAGCAAGTCTTTCTGATGAGATAAGAAACGAAAAATCTTTAGAGAATATTTCTGATATAGAAAGTTTAGCTAAAAGTTTTGTTCATGCGCAAAAATTAGTAGGTGCAGATAAAATTCCAGTACCTAATAAATTTGCAACAGAAGATGATTGGAATAAAGTTTATGAAAAACTTGGAAGACCAAAATCTGCTGATGAATATAAGTTTAATTTACCAGAAGATAAAACTGTCGATGAGGCAGCATTAAAAGGTTTTGCAGAGCAAGCGCATAAGCTAGGTTTATTACCTGGTCAAGCAGATGGCGTTGTAAAATTTTATAATGATATGATTGGTCAAGAATTGTCTAATGCAAATAGTATTGCAGAGGCAGCTAGAAATAAAGCTACTACTGAATTAAAAACAGAGTGGGGTCAAGCATACGATCAAAAATTAACAGCTGCTAACAATGTAGTTGCATCTGTATTCCCTCCAGGGTTTATGAGTATGAATATGGAAGATGGAACTAAGATTGGAGATAATCCAGCTGTCATAAAAGCGTTTGCAATGCTAGCTGAAAGAATGGGAGAAGATAAAATTGTTCAATCAGATGGACCAATGATGCAAACTCCTAAACAGATAGACAAAGAAATAAATAATTTAACAGCTCCAGGTTCGGCTTATTGGGATAAAAACCATCCGCACCATCAAGACGCTGTTAATGAAGTTTTAGCTTTACGGGAACAAAAATCATCTGTATAGCTGAAATATTGGGATAATCATTCGACCCCAATTGACACCAGGAATAGCCTGGGATCCATGAGATCTAAAACCGAGGAGCGACCCGCAAGGATAATCATCCGTTTTAACATAAACAATAACACTAACCAAAGAGGGAGACAATTATGTCAACTCAAATAACTACAGCATTTGTAGAACAATACTCTTCAAATGTAAGTATGCTATCACAACAAATGGGTAGCAAGTTAAGAGGTGCGGTGGATGTTGAAACTGTAAGAGGAAAAAATGCTTTCTTTGACCAAATTGGCGCAACCGCAGCGGTTGCTCGTACAACGAGGCATGGGGCAACTCCTCAAGTGAACACTCCGCATAGCAGAAGACGAGTTAGCTTAGCCGACTATGAATGGGCTGATCTAATAGATGATCTTGACAAGGTAAGAATGCTTGTTGATCCAACTTCTAACTACGCTAAAGCAGCAGCAGCAGCTATGAATAGATCTATCGATGATATTATCATCGCAGCTCTAGGCGGCTCAGCTGATACTGGCGTTGCGGGTGGAACAGCGGTAGCATTACCAGCAGGATCTAAATTCTCAACTGCACAACAAACAGACGGATTAACAATTACTAAGTTGTTAGAAACTAAATATTTCTTCGACAATGGCGATGTAGATCCATCTTTAAAAAGATACTTTGTTTGTGGTCCAAAACAGATCCAAGATCTATTAGCGACAACAGAAGTAAAATCTAGCGATTTTAATACTGTAAAAGCTCTAGCTCAAGGATCAATCAATTCGTTCTTAGGTTTCGAATTTATCATGTCAACTAGACTTGCTTTTGATGGAACTAACACAGACGATAGATTATGTTTTGGTTTTACTGAAGACGCAATCAAGTTAGCGATTGGTGCTGATGTAAAAGCAAAAATCACAGAGAGAGATGACAAATCTTACGCAACTCAAGTGTACTACTCTATGGCTCTTGGAGCTACTAGAATGGAAGAAAGTAAAGTTTTCCAAGTACCTTGTGATGAGTAATAGTCACTAGAAATTTTAGGCGGGGAAAGCGAGAGTGGAACCCGCCTAGAATGTTAAACTAACCAATAGGAGAAACCTTATGCCAATGGGTAAAGGAACATACGGGTCTAAGAGAGGCAGACCAAGCAACAAGCTAAAAGGTGGTCAAAAAAGATTACCAGCAGATCTCAAAGCAAAAATAATGAAAAGTAAAAAGAGGAAATAACAATGGCTAAAAGAGGCTTATACGCAAATATAAATGCTAGAAAAAGAGCTGGTACTTCAAGACCAAAATCTAAAAGTACAATCACTAAAAAAGCATACGCGAATATGAAAGCTGGATTTCCAAAAAAAAAGAGGAGAGCATAACAAATGGCTAGTGTCGTTCAAATTTGTAATTCTGCGCTCAATCAGCTAGGAGCTGCGAGCATTACTTCACTTACTGATAATTCTAAAAACGCAAGACTTTGCAATGAGCGATATGCTACTGTTAGAGATGCGGTATTTCGAAGTCATCCCTGGAACTCATTAATCAAGAGACAACAATTGGCTCAAGATACTGCAACTCCAGCTTATGGTTTTAAGTTTCAATTTACTTTACCAAGTGATTGCCTGAGACTTTTAAATTTAGATGCTTACAATTCAGATCATAAAGTAGAGGGAAGAAAAATTCTTTGCAACGAAAGTGCAATTAAAATTAGTTTTATATCTCAAGTCACAGATCCAAACGAAATGGATGTGTTATTAAGAGAAACAATATCAGCTGGTTTAGCTGCAGATATAGCTTATGCAATTACAGCTAATCTCCAGGTAGCTAAACTAATGCAAGAAAAATACGAATACAAACTATCACTTGCTAAACATACAGACGCTAGCGAGGGATACAATGTAGATCCAGCAAATGGTCAAGTAGATCAAATCTTAACAGAAGATTTTATAACAAGTAGATACTAATATGGGAAAACAATTACTATCAATCCCTAGCTTTACAGCGGGGGAGATGAGTGACAGTATGCAAGGAAGAACAGATTTTGCGAAATACTTTTCGGCTGCATCTCGTATTGAGAACTTTGTTGTATTACCCCATGGACCAATAACTAGAAGACCAGGAACTTATTTTGTAGCAGAAGTTAAAACAAGCTCAGCTAAAACAAGATTAATTCCATTCAGTTTTTCAACTGAGCAAACTTATGTTTTAGAGTTTGGCAATCAATATATAAGATTTTATAAAGATGATGGTCAAATAACATCTGGTGGATCTGCTTATGAAATCGCATCTCCATATACAACAGCACAATTGTTTGATCTTAAATTCGCGCAAAGTGCCGATGTCATGTATATATGCAACGAAAATCATCCCGTAAAAAAATTATCTCGTACTGGTCATACATCATGGACTTTAGCAGATGTTGATTTTACTGATGGACCATACCTAGATAGCAACACCTCATCTACAACGATGACCCCTAGTGGAACTACTGGATCTATAACTATTACTGCTAGCAGCTCTGCTTTTGTTTCAACCGATGTAAATAGATTTATAAATTTTTCAAATGGCTATGCTAAGATAACTGCATTTACTTCTGCTACAGTTGTTAGTGCAACTGTTGAAGATGATTTTGATAATACTACTGCTGTCACAGATTGGAAGTTAGGAGCTTTCTCTACAACAACTGGTCATCCTAGATGTGTATCTTTCTTTGAACAAAGATTAGTTTTTGCTGGAACTTCTAATCAACCACAGACTATGTTTTTTTCTAAGTCTGGAGATTATGAAAATATGACATCTGGAACTAATGATGATGATGCTATGATCTATACTATTGCATCTAACCAGGTCAACGCAATCCAAGCATTAAAAGCTACAAGAACTTTAATTGTAATGACAACGGGTGGAGAGTATGCTGTATCTTCTGGAGCAGCTCAAGATGCTATAACACCAACTAACATTAATATTAGAAAACAATCTAACTACGGATCTTCTGGTGTTGATGCTTTATCAATTGGAAACGCAACAATATTTTTACAAAGAGCAAGAAGAAAAATTAGAGAGTTAGCTTATAACTTTGATACAGATGGTTATACAGCTCCAGATCTTACTATCTTAGCAGATCATATTTCAGAAAGTGGTTTAACAGATATGTCTTATCAACAAGAACCATACTCTGTTGTATGGGCAGTAAGAGCTGATGGTCAAATGGCTGGATTAACTTATAATAGATTAGAGAATGTTGTAGCCTGGCACAGACACATCTTCGGAGGAAAATCTGATACTGGTAAAACTGTTAAGCAACAAAAGATTTCATTCACAGCAAATTCAACAAATGTAAATACCACATCAAATCAAATTACAATTACGGGTCATGGTTTAGCTACGGGAGATCAAGTTTATTATTACGCTGCATCTAATAAGATAGGTGGATTATCAAATTCTAAAGTTTATTATGTTATTAGTGTTGATGCTAATAATATTAAATTAGCAAAATCTTCTTCTAATGCTATTGCTGGAACAGCTATTAGTTTAACTTCCGCTCCTGGATCTGACACAACACAATTTATTTATCAAGGTGTAAATATAAATAATAATATTTTATTTGTATCAGCTCATGGTTTTAAAAGTGGTAATCATATTTTTTACAAAAATTCTGGTACTGCTATTTCTGGTTTATCTGAAAATACAAAATACTTTGTAGAAAAAATAGATGATAATCAAATACAATTATACACAGATGAGGCTAGAGAAACTGTAGTCAATTTAACTTCTGCACATAGCTCAGAGCAAACTGATAAAATTTTAACTCATGCTAAAGTTGAAAGTGTAGCTTGTATTGATGGCGATGGGGAAGAGGATCAAGTTTGGGTCATTGTTCAAAGATATATAAATGGAGCTACAAAAAGATATGTTGAATATTTTACACCTTTTGAATTTAATCAAGATCTTACTGCGTTTCATTATTTAGATAGTGGTTTAAATTATACTGGTGGAGAAACTTCTACCTTATCTGGTTTAACTCATTTAGAGGGAGAAGTAGTAGATATAATCGGAGAGGGATCCGTACAAAATTCAAAAACAGTTTCATCGGGTTCAATTAACCTGGACACAGCAATTGAAGAGGCATCTGTAGGATTATTATATACATCTGATTTAAGAACTATGAGATTGGATGAGGGTTATACAGAAACAACACAAACTAAAACTGTAAGAGTTTTTGATTTATCTGTAAGATTTCAAAATACAGTTGGAGCTAGTGTTGGACCAAGCTCAGATAATTTAACCGCAATAGATTTTAGAGATAGTGGAGCTAGTATGGATTTACCCGTTCCATTATTTACTGGCGACAAACAAGTTGAGTTTGATGCTGGACACGGAGTAGAGGGATTAATTTATGTTAAACAACCTCAAGCTCTACCAATGACTATTCTAGGTATATATCCACGATTGGAGACAGAGAGTGTCTAAAGTTGTAATTGTACCTTTTGAAAATAAACACGCTGAACAAATATTAGAGATTGGTTTAAACAGCAAATTATTAGAGCTGAAACCAGAACATAAAAAATATGCTTACTACTTAAAAGAAGTTGGTATGTCGTTCACGGGTTTAGTTAATAACAAACCCATAGCGGCTGGAGGTGTATTTACACTTTGGGATGGCGTTGCCGAGGGGTGGGTCTTGGCTACAAAAGATATTTATAAGTATCCAATTTTTTGCGCAAAGCATATAAAAAAAAGAACTGAGATGCTTATAAAAAATAATAAAATAAAAAGACTACAAACAAGTGTCAAAGCAGATTGTGAAATGGCAATCCGATTTGCTAAATGGCTGGGTCTAAATCCAGAGGGTCTTATGAAAAACTATGGACCAGATGGAGAAGACTTTATTAGATTTGCGAGGATAGAAAGATGAGTTTTTTTGGAGATATATTTGCGGGTAAGTCACAACAAGCAGCAGCTAATTATAATGCTAAGATATTAGAGCGTAATGCAAAATTAGATGAGCAGAAAGCTGAACAGATTATGTCTGTTCATAATGAATATTCTTTACCTAAGTTTGATAAAACAGTTGAACAGATCCAAGGCAAAACTACTGTAGCTTATTTATCTAGTGGAGCCACAATGTCTGGAACTGTAGTTGAGGCATTATACGATCAAGAATTAGAATTACAAAGAGATAGAGATAATCTTCAATACAATGCAGAGAATGCTAGAGATCAAGCATATAACGATGCAATTCAAAAAAGAGCTGATGCAGATCTTGCTAGATGGAGAGGTAAAGTTGCTAAGAAAGCATCTTACTATGCAGCTGGAGCAAGTTTATTAGATCTTGGATTTAAAATGCAAAACGCTTAGGAGAATAAAATATGGCAATAAAATTATATAAATCACAAATAGCACCAACAGAACAAACATCTAATAAATATGATACAAGACAAATTAGTTTAAATGAGGCTGGTTCTATTGGCAAAGCCATGAAAGGTTTTTTAAAATCTGGAGAAAATCTTTACATTAAACACCAACAAATAAAATCTGAGAATGATTTGTTTGAAAAGAAAAAATCTGTGATGAATGGATCAGAAAACAAACAAGGTTTATCTGCTCACAAACTTATTGCATCCCAAATGAATGATCCAGATCAAGGATTAGAATATTATAAAAATGAAGTACAAAAAGTTAAAGATACCACAAATAATTTTAATGGTTTATTTGCTAAAAAATATTTTAACAATTGGTTAAAAAAACAAGAATTAGAAGATGGCAACGAAATTAGATTATCAACTACAAAAAATTTAATTGAAAATAATAGAGCTGAAAATCTTACATACATAGAAACATTAAAGAAAAAAATAATATATGCACAAAATCCAGATACTCAATTTGCTGCAGAAACAGAATTAAAAGAATTATTAAATAGTAAAAAATTTAGCGATTTGTTTGGAGAAAAAACAGATGATGTTAAACAAACTACTAGAAGAGATATAGCTTACTTTGGTTATAAAAATGTACCAATAGATCAAAGAGCTGGCGCATTAGAGGCTGCTAAAAAAGATAATAGATTATCAGTAGAAGATATAGAAAAATTACAAAGTCATTTTAAAACATCTAGTGAAACATCTACAAAATTAATTAACTCTGAATTAACTAAGATGGACAACATGGCTAGCGATGGTATTCTTCCAGATCTTGCTACGCTTGATGGTTATGAGGCTACTGGAAAAGCATTAGGTAAGCCAGAAATAGAATTAAAAGCTCAAAAGATAAAAGCTAAAGTTGCTTTGGTTCAATCATTAAATGTAATGACACCAACACAAATAGAAAATTTTATAACTGATACAAGAGCTAAGATAGCTGCTAATAAACAGGGAACTTCAACTGTATTATACGATCAATTAAAAACAATTGAAGATTACCAGGCTAAACTAAAAACAGATCTAAAAAAAGATCCAATATTAGCTGCATCTAAAAGAGGAACATTTGATATTGAAACAATCGATTTCAATGAGTTTGCATCTGATCCAAAAGGAAACTTCGAAACTTTTAAAGCTGCTATGATTAAAAGAAAATCACAAGCAGAAAGCATTGGAGCTATTTATGGAGTAGAAAGTAAATTTTTATCTGAAACTGAGGCTACACAAATAACAGCTGTTTTAGGTAAAATGGAAAATGCAACACAAATACAATTCATGTCTCAAATATTAGTTGAGGGTTTTGGAGATAAAGCTCCAGAAGTATTTGCTCAGCTCCAGGAAAAAGATCAATTCCTAGCTCATATAGGAGGTTTAAGTATTATATCTGAGGGTATGCCTAACAAAGCTATAGATCTAGCTATTGAGGGTTATCTATTAAATAAAAATGACAATATAGATATTAAAGTTAAAGACACAGATAAAAGATTAACGATTGCTAAGTATAAAAATATATTTCCAGAAAATGTAGAAACATTTAACAACATAGTTGGAACTGCAGATAATATTTATGCTGCTATGTATTTTAATTCTCCAAAATATAAGACGGGTACTTTTGATAAAAAACTTTACGATAAAGCAATGAATATGTCTTTAGGTGCTAATGGTAAATATGGCGGTGTTGCAGAATATAATAACAACGCTGTTCATGTTCCAATGTGGTTAAAGAATGATGAGTTTAACGATTTTGTAGATTGGTTAAAAGAAAATCCAGCTATGTTAGCTACAGCTAGCGGAACTACAGTTGATGGTAAATTCTTACCTGGAGATGCAGTAGGTAAATCTAGCGATGGTAAAATTAGAAACATACAAATTTTTGAGGGTGGAGATCCATACTTAGTTAGTGTGGGCTATGGTAAATTTAAAGTAGCTATGCAAGATCATCCATCTAAAGCTAATGCAGATCCTAAATACGCAATTGATGGTAATTTTGCAAAAGAGGGTAATAATTTTTTTATAATAGATTTCAATAAAGTTAGATCAAACTGGGAAAGTAGATAATGTCTTTTGTCTTTGATGAGAAAAAAGCCACAAACTCTTTAGGAGAAACATCCTGGGCTAGTGGAGATAGAACTGGATACTTAGAAAATTTTAGAGCTAGTTATGATGCAATGTTTGCTAGTGATAGATTTGATAGTGAAAGAAACTCTGTAGAAAAAGAATATAGTCTATTAGTCGATCATCTTAATAAAAAAGGATACTCACAATTTAGCAATCCAATTTACAATAATGAAGATGTGCCTTTGGGACCAGAAGATCCTAGAGTATTAGATGAACCGCCACCATCAGAAACAGAAAATATAGAAACTTTTTGGCAAAGAATAGATGAATTAAAAGCTGCTAATCCAGATATTGCAGAAGAATTAACTAACATGGGTTATGAAAATCAAGATCAATTTTTTAATACTATGGGAGTTAGGATCCAGGGACTACATGATAAGCAAGCTGATATAGCAGACAGATCTACGGGTATGGGAACCTTTGGAAACTTTGCTGGTTCTTTTTCTGCGTTAGTCACAGATCCTTTGGTTCTTGGTACTTTACCAATTGGAGCTATGTATAAGGTTCCAACAACAGCGTTAGCTGCTGCATGGAGAGTAGCCTGGGTAGAGGGTTTAATAGGTACAGCTGTTGAGATACCTATTCAAATAAAAGCTCAAGGTTTTAGAAAAGAAGTAGGATTAAAAACAGAAGTAGAATTATTTGGCAAGACAGTAAATCTTGGAGTTTTAAATACATTAACTGTTGGAGCTGGTTCATTTGTTTTAGGTGGATTAATACAAGGTATTATTAAAGGCGTTCCTAATGCTACTGGCATATTAAGAAAACAATTAAACAAATCAAGCGATGAAGAAATAAATAAAATATCTAAAGCTCTTAAAATAGAAAATCCAGAAGAGCTGTCTAAAGTTAAACAGCCAGAAAATCCTTTTGAAGAAACAAAAGCTACATCGCAGCTAGATACAGAAAATCATAATGCAGCTCAAAGCATGGTTTTAAATGATATTAAAAAAGAAATAAAACCTATTGAGGCAGCAATTAAATCAAAAAGTATAAATGAGATAACAGCTAATAATCAAATTTATAAACCAGAAGAAATAGAATTTGATCCAGTAAATTTTCAATATAAAACTGACGGAGACAAAAGAGGTGTATCTAACAAACTAGCTGAGGTTAAAGAATGGGATAATGTTGCAGCTGGAACAATAATGGTTTTTGAATATAGGAATGGAACAAAAGCAATTGTTGATGGACACCAAAGATTAGGCTTAGCTAAAAGATTATCAGCTCAAGGAAAAAAAATTGATTTACTAGCTTACACAATAAGAGAGGCTGATGGTATTACTCCAGAGGCTGCCATGATTAAAGGTTTGATGGTTAATCTTATGAATAATACTGGTACAGCTAGCGATGCTGCTAAAATATTAAGATCCAGATATGGTGTTGACTTTGAACAAATAAAAAAATTTTTACCACCTAGAACTAATTTAGTTAGAAATACATTTGGTTTAACAAGGTTAAGTGATGATGCCTGGGGAATGGTATCTAATAATAGACAGCTTGAAAACCTGGGTGCTAAAGTTGGAGAGATTATTGAAGATCAATCTTTACACGCAAATATAATTAAAATTCTAAAAGATAAAAAATTCTCTACAGTTGGAGAGTTAGAGCAAACATTAAGATTAACAAATACATTACCTAAAACTGTCACTAAACAAGACACATTATTTGGTACAGATTTTTTTGCAGAAACTCTATTAGTAGAAAGATCTCAGTTATTAAACTGGGCTAAAAAGAATATAACTAAGAGAAGTGCTGCTTTTAAGACTATTGTTGAAAATGATACAACTTTACAAAAAGCGGGAAATAAATTAAACAAACTTAACAATGAGGAGCAAAGATTAATATATGAGCAAGTTGGAGAAAGATTTGAACAGATCGCAACCAGAGCTGGAGCAGAACTCTCAGACAAACTCACAAAAGCAGCGCAACTCCTCAAAGATGGAAAACGAGGGGATGCTGAAAAATTCTTCCAGCAAGCTATCGATGACGCAGCTGCGAAAGGAGATTTTAGAGGGAGCGATGTTAGCCAGTCATTTGGAGCTAACAAAACTGAAATTGAGACACCAACGATACCTACGAAATTTGAAGAAGACTTAAAAACAGATAAATTATTTAGTGATCCGAAAGTGGGTCAAGCCTCAGAAGATCCATCAATTGCAGATGAAATATTAGGCGAGGGAATATCTAAAGAAATAAAAGATGATGTAGGTAGTGGAGGAAGTGTAAGCACATCTCCAGCAGTTAAGTCATTATCTATTACCCAGGATTTAGCAGCTGGATCCCAACGAACAAAAGCTACTCCGCCATCATCAGTTTTTGCAGACGCTACAGCATCTCCTCCATCATTACGAGGATCTGATAATAATATTGTTGGTTCTACAAGTGCCATAAGTAAAAGAATTATATATCATAGTATTAATGACATCAACGAATTAAAGGCTTTAGCCAAAAAGAACTATGATGGATACTTAGCTTTTCTTAACAAATTTAAAGAAAAACATAAAGCTAATATAGATATAAGTATAAAAGATGACGCAAGTTTGGCAGAAAAGCTCAAGACTAGAAATATTGAAGAAGTGTCTGATTTGCTTAGAGCTAGAATAGATGTAGATACTATTGACCAGGCTAGAGCTGTAGCTCAAGATATTAAGAATACTGTAAAAGCTATAGAATTTGACGATTTCTTAAAAACTGAAAATGGCAGAGGATCTGGATATAGAGGTATTCATGTTCAACTTTTAACTAAAGATGGCATGACAGCTGAGCTGCAAATTAGATTAAAATCAACTGCCTCAATTTTAACAAGATCTCACAAGCTATACAAAATGAAAGCTAGTGAATTTAAAACAGCAAAAGGTTTAGCTGCATTCGAAAAAGCAAAAGAAAATATAAGAATGGAATTAGACGATGCTTGGTTTTCAGCTTTGGAAAAACAAGGATTAGGATCAGAAGAATTAATAGATGCTAAGATCCATACGGGTACTTATATCGATGGAGCTGGAGAAGAAATAGATATAGTTAAGCCAATGAGAGAATTTTTAGAAGATGATGCTAAGGCAGCTCAAGCCTTAGAAAGATTAAAGGATTGTAAATGAGTTATTTAAAATGTATTAGCAATGCGCTTAGAGATGGAGAGATGACATCAGATGCAGCAGATGCTCACAGAATAGAATTTCAAAAACAATACGATAAATTTAAGTCTCAAGGCTATAATGATTTTGAGGCTGAAAGAGCTGCAGCTAAAGAGACTTGGGATGTGCAGCAAGAAAAAAGAATAAGATCTAAAAGAAACGCATTATATCAAGCTAGAGTACAAGCTCAGAATAAATTTACTGCAGAAAATTATAAAAATGTAAAAGGCGAAAAAGATATTATTGAGGGAATAAGATCTATATTCGATCAAGATGCTGGCAATCAAATCTTATCAATAACTAATATGAAAAGAACTGAGCTAGGTTTAGTACACGCACCTTTAGCTAAGTTTATGGAGAAGTATAGAACAAGTTATTTTGGCAGAAGAAATAAATTTCAAAAAATGACTACTCCATTAATTATTAAAGAAATATTAGAACCTGGATCTACTGCTAATCCTTTAGCAAAAGAATTTGCTGCAGCAATCAATGAGGCTATAGAACTTGCAAGAACTAGACATAATCAATTTGGTGGCAATGTTGCTAAGATAAAAGGTAATTATTTACCACAACCACATAATCCAGTTAAAGTTGGTCAAGCAACTCAAGAAGAATGGATTGAATATATTTTACCTAAGTTAGATCTTGAAAGAATGATTAATAATAAAACGGGTAGATCATTTACTAGAGAGGAATTAGTTTTAGAATTACCTAGAACTTATGAGGCAATTAGAACTGAGGGAGTTAGTCAATTAGTACCAGGCACAAGATCTACATCAAGAACTATGAGCAACGCATCTGGTATGACAGCTAACAAAAGATTAGATCATAGATTTTTAGTTTTTAAAAGCGCAGATGATTATATGGCTTATCAATCTAAGTTTGGAGATGAAGATGTTATATCTACAATATACCAGCATTTAGAAAGCATTAGTAGAGATACAGCTATGATGAGAGCCTTGGGACCAAATCCTAACGCTGGTTTTAGATACTTGGTAGATCTTATTAGAGTTAATACAAAAGATATGCCAATTAAAGAAAGAGAAAATATTAGAGCTAAAATAGAGGGATTAGAAAATTTATACTTAGCTCATTCTGGTAGATTAAATAGTGGAGTAGATAAGTGGTGGGCTATGGGATTTGCTGGTTTAAGACATATTCTAACTTCTGCTGTTATTGGTTCTGCAACACTACTTGCACAATCTGACTTTTTCTTTTCAAGAATGACATCTAAGTTTCTTGGATTACCCGCATATAAAGCAAATAGAAAAGCATTAAAATTAATTAAGGATGGTTTAAAAACAGACAAAACCTGGTCTAAGGCAGCTATTAGAGCTGGGTTAGTTGGAGAGCATTGGTCAACTATTGCATCAGCTGCTAATAGATATTTTATAGATACGGATGCACCTATACTTGCAAAGATGTTATCAGACGCAACACTTAGAGCATCTGGTTTATCACATTTAACACAAGCTGGTCGTTGGGCTTTTGGTATGGAGTTTATGGGTTTCTTAGGAGATAATTTTAATTTATCTTGGAAAGAACTTAATGCCTTAACACAAAAAGGAAAATTACAATCTTACGGAAGATCTCTTACACAAACTTTAGAAACTTATGGAATAAGAGAGGGAGATTGGGATCTTATCAGGCAAACTAAATTATATGATGCTGCTATTGATGATCCAAACATTAAGCCTGGAGAGGCAATGTTTTTTAAACCAGAAGATTTATTAAAAAGAAAAGACATTGATGTAGGAACAGCTAATAGATTGCACGCAAGAATTATGGAGATGATCTTTACAGAAACAGATCATGCTATACCTACAGCTGCGATTAGAGGTAGAGTTGCTGTTATGGGTAAAAATAAACCAGGAACATTTGCTGGAGAAATATTAGCATCTGGATTGATGTTTAAAAATTTTGCAATTGCAATTGGTTTTACTCACATAATGAGAGGTTTAAGAGAAACTGGTTTAAAAGGCAAAGCGGGTTATCTAGTACCATTTTTAATAGGTACAACTTTAATGAATGCTTACTCACATGAGATGAGAGAAGTATTAAAAGGCAGAGATGTAATTAACTTTAGCAGCTTAGATAAAACACAAATGTTTCAATATTGGTTAGCTAGATTAATTGGTGGTGGTGGATTAGGTATTTTTGGAGATCTAGTTTATCAAGAGGCAGAGGGAGAAAATTACGGAACTGATGTCACAGATGCTTTACTTGGATTACCAGTAGCTTTTGCTAAAGATGTATATGGTCTAATTGATGAAACACTTAGATATATGCCTGGCGGTAAAGAGCCAGCTTTGGGTAGAGAGTTTTCTAATTTTATTAAAAAATACACTCCAGGCAGCTCAATATGGTATTTAAGAGCAGCATGGGAAAGGATCATAGTAGATACATTACAGAACTTAATTGATCCAAAATTTCATAAAAGAAATAACAATATTATTAAAAGATACCAGAACAAAGAAAATAGAGATTATTGGTGGTATCCAGGCGAAAATATGCCTAGTGATGCACCAGAAATTTCTCAATAATTCTATAGACAGAATTGACAAATTAATCTAATACGAAAAATATAGTAGGATTATAACGCCTACAAAAATTTTTCCCAAAACAATAAAAGGTAAATTATGACAGTATCGAGTTTATCGGTAAAAAATTCCTATAATGGAGATAATAGCACAACAAGTTTTGCTTTTACTTTTCCAATCCATAGCTCAGCAGAGCTGCAAGTAATCCTAAGAGCTGCTGACGGAACTGAAACAGTACAAACTTTAACAACTCATTATTCTATTGTAGATAACGGAGCATCTGGTGGACAAGTAAATTTTGTGACAGCTCCTGGAACTGGAATAACTGTAGTCTTATTAAGAAATACTAACTTAACTCAAGAAACAGATTACATATCAAATGATCCATTTCCAGCTGAAACACATGAGGCAGCTCTCGATAAATTAACTTTACAGCAGCAAGAGCTGCAAGAAGAAGTAGATAGATCTATTAAATTATCAAGAACTAATACGATGAACTCAACTGAGTTTATTGTTGGATCTGCAGAAAGAGCTGGAAAAATTTTAGGATTTGATAGCAACGGGGAATTAGTAGTTTCACAAGAGCTGGGGACATTTAAGGGAAATTGGTCTGCAGCAACTTCTTATGCTGCTAGAGATATAGTTAAAGACACAAGTACAAATAATATTTTTTTAGCTAATACGGGTCACACTTCATCTGGTACTCAGCCATTAACTACAAATGCTGACAGCGCAAAATGGGATTTATTAGTAGATGCAGCATCTGCTACTTCATCAGCTGCAGCTGCGGCTACTTCTGAAACAAATGCAGCAACTTCTGAGACTAATGCAGCATCATCTGCGGCAACAGCCTTATCTCATAAGAACGATGCTGAAACTGCGAAAACAGCATCCGAAACAGCTCAGACAGCAGCCGAAACTGCAAGAACAGCAGCTCAAACAGCTCAAGCTGCAGCGGAGGCAGCATTAGATAATTTTGATGATAGATTTTTAGGAGCTAAAGCATCAGATCCAACTTTAGATAATGATGGAGCAGCTCTTACAGACGGAGCATTATATTTTGATACGACTAACAATGTAATGAAAGTTTATGATCTAGGTAATACTACCTGGAGACAAATCCAACTTACAACAGCGGATCAAGCTAATGTAAATACAGTTGCAGCTCAAATATCTCCAACAAACAATATTTCAACAGTTGCTGGTTTAAATACTGAAATTACAAATCTCTCTGGTTTAAGCAGCGAGATTACAAATCTTAATAATATTCGTACTGATATTTCTGGAGTTAATTCGATCCAGGCTGCAGTATCTGCGGTCAACTCAAATTCAGCTAACATTAATGCTGTCAACTCAAACAGCGGAAATATTAATACACTTGCTGCAATATCTGATTTAGGAAACTTAGCATCAGCTCATGCAGCGGTGTCTAATGTATCTAGCAATTTATCATCGGTGCAAAACTTTGCAGATGTTTATAGAATATCAGCATCAGCTCCAACAACATCATTAAATACTGGAGATCTATATTTTGATACAACAGCCAATGAATTAAAAGTTTATAAATCTAGTGGATGGGCGGCAGCTGGTTCTACAGTTAATGGAACTGCAGCTAGATTTGAATACACAGCTACAGCTGGTCAAACTACTTTCTCTGGAGCAGATAATAATTCAGCCGTTCTTGCTTATGATAGCGGGTTCTGTGATATATATTTGAACGGGGTTAAGCTAGCGAATGCAGATTTTACTGCAACATCGGGAAATAGCGTTGTACTAGCATCTCCAGCAGCTGTTAATGATATTCTTATGATAGTGGCTTATGGTACTTTTCAATTAGCCAACATATCAATAAATGATTTAACAGATACTCCAGCATCGATTGGATCGGCTGGTCAAGCGTTAGTTGTTAATGGAGCTGGAACAGCTCTCTCATACGCAAATGCTAGCTCAGCTGAGGTATATGTATTTAAAACAGTTAATAATAATTTGAATATAATAACAACAAATGGAGGAGCTGATAATATTAGCAATGCCGATTATGCTGCAGCAGATGATGTAATTTTTGCTGCTACTGGTTTTACTTTTAGCATCAACTCAGATGGAAACCTTATTGCAACAGTTTAATTTGTTCACAATAAGTTTTCTATAAATAATTAAACAAATAACTTATAGGATTATCATGGCTACAGTAGATTTAGGCAAAATTAAAATGGTATGGCGTGGAGCGTATAATAACGCAACCGCATATACTCCAGACGATGTTGTTTCAAGCGGGGGAACAAGCTATATCTGTATCCTTGCATCAACTGGTAATGCTGTCACTAACACGACTTATTGGAATGTATTAGCTCAAGCTGGTACTGATGGAACAGATGTAGGAACAACTATTACTACCCAGGGAGATATTTTATATCGTGATGGCTCTGGTCTGCAAAGACTAGCAGCTGGAACTTCTGGTCAAGTTTTGCAAACTGGTGGAGCTGGTGCTAATCCTAGTTGGGGAACAGTATCATCTGACTTTGTAAAAGTTGCAAGTGGAACTTTTTCTGGAAGTGCTAGTGTAGATTTTGCATCATCTCTTTTTGATGGTTCAACATATCACTCATTTGTTAATATGATTGAAGTAGAAAATAATAGTGGTACTCAAGCAGGAAGTGGAGAGTTTCTTCCATTGAGTAATGGTTCTACTTCTTCAGCAGTTTCTTCTAATGGTATTAGAATGAACTCATCATCTACAACAGTTTATGGTCATCAAAGAGATAATAGTAATAGCTGTGTTTTTATGACAGATGGTTTTAGAAATATGAGAGCATTACTTAAAATTGAAAGTAATGGAATGAATAGAGCAGTAAATAAAAATCACATTATCCATTATAATAGACCAAACCAAGATGCAACTTACAGAGCAATTTTTGAGTTTCATCAAGTATTTCATGGAAATGTTTCATCAAGTGGAAGTGGTTATAGATTAACATTTCCTGCTACTTGTCAAGGTGCATACAAACTTTATGGGAGAAAAGGATAATGACTAAAAGATTAATTATAGAAGCAAACAATGTTCAAACACTTGTTGATTTAGATGAAACTGAATTACAAGCATACAATGACAGACAAGCTGAATTAGAAGCTGAAAAACAAGCAGAAGAAACAGCTAAAGCTGAAAAAGATACTTTAAAAGCTAGTGCTAAAGCAAAGTTAATTGCTGGAGAGCCATTAACTGAGGATGAGGCGAATACAATCGTTCTTTAATAAAATAATTTTAAAAACTAATATAGGAGGTTTAGTCTTATGACTAAAGCTAGGGACATTGCTGACTTTAAATTTGAGAACATAACTGATACTGGTACAGAGGGAACTAAGGTTGCGTCTGGTACTACAGCTCAGCGTGGCTCTACTACAGGTCAATTAAGATTTAATACTACAACTGGATTAGCAGAATATTATACTGGAACAGCATTTAAAAGTATCGATAGTCCACCAACTGTAACTTCTATAAATCCTACAACAGCAAGTGCTTCTGGAGTTACTATTACTGTTACAGGAACAGGGTTTTCAACAACAGGAACAACACAAGTAAAAATAATTGGTACATCAGGAACAGAATTAGCAGGTACATCTGTTAGTGTTACAAATGAAACAACATTAACTTTTGTAACACCCTCTTTAACAGTTGCAGAAGAAGATTGGGATATTAAAGTTATAAATCCATCTGGTTTGTCTGGAATATTAGCAGATGCTTTAGATGCAGGAGCATCACCAGTATTCGCAACAAGTGCAGGTTCATTGGGTAGCTTACAACAAGGTGTAACAGATTTTTCAGGATTATCTTCAGCAGTAGCAACTGATGCAGATGGTCAAACAGTTACCCATACAATTTCAGCAGGGTCTTTACCTTCTGGTATGACTTTAAATTCTAATGGAACTTTTGCAGGAACATCTCCTTCATCAACAGGAACATCAACTTTTACAGTTTCAGCTACAGATGGATTAAATGTAACAACAAGAGAATTTTCAATTACAATAACTTTACCACAATATTTAACTGCAACAGGTGGAACAATAACAACTGATGGTGATTATAAAGTACATACTTTTACCTCATCATCAAATTTTGTAGTATCTGAACTTGGACAAAATAGCACTTACGGAAATAAAGTAGAATATTTAGTTGTAGGAGCAGGTGCAGGTGGAGGGGGTACTCATGGAGGTGGTGGTGGAGCAGGTGGTTATAGACATAACTCTGCTTACGACATGACAGTTACAGCACAATCTTATTCAATACAAGTAGGTGCAAAAGCAGGTTTTCAATCTAATGGTAGTTCAAGTTCTGCTTTTGGAATTTCATCAGCAGGTGGTGGAGTAGGTGGAACTGATAGCAATGGAACTGCAGGGGGTTCTGGAGGTGGAGGTTCATCTTATCCTAATTCATATTCTGGGGCATCTGGAAATACCCCATCAACAAATCCATCACAAGGTAACAGTGGTGGAAATGGTCAAACTGGTCAACCTAATTATGGTTCTGGTGGTGGAGGAGGTGCAAGTTCATCTGGTGGTAATGGTTCAACTTCGTCTGCAGGAGCAGGTGGAAATGGCTCATCAAATGATATTCATGGCTCATCAAGAATTTACTCAGCAGGTGGTGGTGGTCACGCACACAACAACGCAAGTGGAGCAGGTGGCTCAAGTAATGTAGGTGGTTCTGCACAATCTCTTACAGATGGTGGATGTAATGTTGCAACTAATTATGGTTCTGGTGGTGGTGGAAATCAAGGAAGTACAATTTCTGGACAATCAACAAGTGGTAACTCATCACAAGGTGTAGTTATAGTAAGGTATAAGTTTCAATAGGATAATTATGAGATATTGTAAATTAGGAATAAATGGGAAAATTTTAAATATTCTTGAAGTGGCAATAACAGATTGCCAAGATGCAGATGGAAATTTTAATAATACAATAGGTGTAGAATTTTTAGAAAATTTAACTGGGTGGTCTTTATGGACACCAGTAACAGAAAATAGTATTGGAAATGCAGAAGTAGGTGGAACATGGGATGATGTTAACAATGTTTTTGTTAGTATAAAACCTTATCCATCTTGGACATTTAATAATGCAACAGGAAAATGGGAAGCACCAACTGCAAATCCAGAACCTAACAATATTAATAACCCCTATGTTTGGAACGAAGAAAATCAAACATGGTCTCAAAAATAAATAGTATTTGGATTGTTGGTGGTGGTACAGCAGGAGCATCAGTAGCTTGTGTTTTAAAAAAAACATTCCCAGAAAAAGATATAAGAATTTTAGAAGGTAGAGATATTCCAACTGTAGGTGTTGGAGAAAGCACATTAAGCTCTATTAATAATTTTTTACAATTTTTAAATATTCAAGATAAAGATTTTATGAAGAAGTGTGATGCTTCTTATAAATTAAGTATTAGATTTGAAAATTGGTTAGATAAAAATAGTGGTAGTTTTCATTATCCTTTTGGAGAACCTTATTATGATGGAAAAATACATAATTATAATTATTGGTATTATAAAAAGTTTTTAAATCCAGAAACACCTAATACTGATTTTGCAGATTGTATGTTTCCACAAATGGAATTAATTAATCAAAATAAAGTTTGTGAAAAAAATAATGTGTTTCCTACTTGGAATTTTACACAAGATGTAGCTTATCATTTTGATGCTACTAAATTTGGAATTTTATTAAAAGAAAAATTCAGACAATTAGGTGGAAGAATACTTGTAGAAAATATTGTTAATATTCAAAAAAACGAAGATGGCAGTATAAAGCAATTAGATTTAGATACTAAAAATTCTGTAAAAGGAGATTTATATATAGATTGTACTGGTTTTAAATCTTTACTATTAGATAAAACATTAAAAGAACCATTTGAAAGTTACGAAGATATATTACCTAACAATTCAGCTTGGGCAACAAAACAGCCTTATAAAGATAAACAAAAAGAATTAGTAGGTTATACAAATTGTAAAGCTGTAGAAAATGGTTGGATTTGGAATATTCCTCTGTGGTCAAGAATGGGTACAGGTTATGTTTATTCAGATAAATATATTTCTGATGATGATGCTCTTAAACAATTCCAAAGTCATTTAGGAACAGAAGATTTAGAATTTAAAAAGTTAAAAATGAGAATTGGCATACATAAAAGACTATGGGTTAAAAATGTATGTGCTGTTGGTTTATCAGCAGGGTTTATAGAGCCTTTAGAAAGTAATGGTCTATTAACAATTCATCATTTTATACAAAATTTAATACCTATTTTAAAAAAAGAAATAGTTAATGAATTTGCAAAACAACATTACAACCTAGCTTGTAGAAGAATGTTCAAAGGTTTTGCTCAATTTGTATCAATGCACTACGCATTATCAAATAGAACAGATACAAAATATTGGAAAGATATTCAAAAAAGAAATTATAACATAGAAGAAAATTTTATTGAAGATAAGTCTGATTTTCAACTAGCTTACATTAATAAGATGGAAGAAAATTATTGGCATGTAAAAGGTGGGTTTCCTTGTATTGCAACTGGAATGAATTGGTTTCCTACTACATTTGAAACAATACAGTATGCTAATTTACAAGCTAATACTGATTACTGGAAAAAACAATGGTCTGGAATTTCAGAACATTTTGAACAAAGAAAAAATGAATTTAAAAAGTTGGTTAATTATTGTCCAACACTTTACGATTATTTAAACAAAAATATATATACAAAAAAGGAAATAAATAAATGACAAAAGCAAGAGATTTAGCAAATATAATATCAGGTGGTTTTGATGCTACTAAAGGTTTCTACACATAATGCCTAGAAAAAAAATTACACCAGGATCTGAATAATTATGAAAGTGTTGTTGACTATGATTATATGCAGCAACATACATTCAATGTGTTTAAATCCACAGCCTCTCTCTTACTATAACACTATGTACGATTGTCTAATGAGTGGTTATGAAGAGGCATCCAAAAAACAAATAGAAGTAGGTAAAGAAGACACTAAAAAATATGAGGTGTTTGTAAAGTTTTCTTGTACCTGGGAGAAAGTAAATGAAATCTAAAAGAAAAAAATCTACGAAGTCTAATATTGAAGACGCAAATGGTATAAGAATTTCTTACCATGAAAAAGTCTGCGCTGAAAGAATGAAGACTTTATTTAAAGCAATAGACGAAATGAAATCAGATATTAAAAGTTTGAAAGAAGATATGAATAGAGGAAAAGGAGCAGCCGCAATAATAATTTTAATTGGAGGCTTGATTGGCTCGATCTTCTACTTCTTTCAGAAATAGAAAAACCCGAGCTGTAGGTTTATCTAACGAATTATTAGCAGCTGCAGAGTTTGCTAAAGATCCAGACTTGATTGTGTTTGTACCAGTTGGCGGTACTGGTCCCATAGATATTTTAACTTTGAACACTAAGACAAAGGAGATCAATACTTATGATGTCAAGACACAAAACTTTCGTAGTAATGGTTGGAAGATTGCACGAGGTAGAACCGCTGAACAAAAGAGATTAGGTGTTAAAATACTTAATTTTGACCCGAAGAACATATAGAATTTTATGGAAGATATTAAAGAAAGAATTAAACAACACGAGGGGTTTAGGCGTTCTATCTATTCCGATAGCCTTGGTTTTGCTACAATTGGTTATGGTCATCTGGTACTGGATACCGATAACTTTGTTGAGGGTGTGGAGTATTCTAAAGAAGAGCTTGACGCTGTGTTTGATAAAGATTTTGAAATTGCTTTAAGCTCAGCTGATGAGCTGCTTGCAGATATAGATCCAAACGAAAAATTTACAACAATTAGAGGATTGATTTGCGAGATGTGCTTTCAACTTGGTAAGCCTCGAGTATCTAAATTTAAAAAGATGTGGGAGGGTATTAGAGCTGCAGATTACAATAAGGCTGCAGATGAAATGATTGATAGTGCCTGGCATAAACAAACTACTAAAAGATGTGAAGAGCTAGCTGGAATAATGAGGAGTTGTGCTGCATGATCCATCTATTAAAAATATTTAATAATCCCATAACTAAAATGGTTATGAATAAAGGCAGCGAGTATCTTAAACATCGTGCCGAGAAAGTTAAAACAATAAGAGCTGCTGAAATAGAGGCAGCTAAAGATGTAGATATAACTAGAATTAAAAGCCAGGATCAATCATACAAGGATGAGATCTTAATGCTGTGGTTGATCGGGATGCTCACTACGGGTTGGTTTCCATCAACTAGAGAAAACTTTAGAGAGTGGGTTTCTATTATAAATGATTTGCCAGACAGCGTATGGTATCTCGTAATTATTGTCTTTACAGCCAGTTTCGGATCCAGAGTTTCTGACAAGTTGATGAACAGAAAAAAGAAATAATGGCTCGTATAAAGTTTGATGTTAATAAGCTGCCACATGAGAGGATCCCTAAAAAGACTAGCATAGGGAGAAGACCCAAATTTTCTAGTATGAACAAACATAAAAAAAGATCATGGAAAGCTAAGAATAGAGGAGGGATGTAATGAAAGTTTCTGAGAACTCAGTTATTAGTCTTCCGATTAGAAACCTTTTAGCTTTGTGCGCAGCAATCGCAATGGGAATACTCGCTTACACAGAGATAACAGCCAGGCTAACTAGCCTAGAGACATCAAGAGAATTACACCAGGCAGATCTATTAAAGAAATCTGAGCAGCTGCCTACAGATCAAGAACAATTTATGCTGCTAGAACACATAGCATCTCAAGTAGAAAGTATCCAGAATGAGATGGAATTAATGAGAAATAATAATGTTAATATTAAATATGCTATGTCTGATATTGAAAAGATAAAAGAACAGCTCGAAGTTATCAAAGATAAAGTAAGAGCTAATGGGGGTCACTAATGGAACAAGTAGTTATAGCTTTACTTATGCTGGTTAATAATGAGATCTCTGAGGCTCGTATCCAGAAAGATCTTAGCAGCTGCCTCAAGGGGAAACGCCTGGCGATGAGACAACTTGAGAATAATTCAAGAGTTATTTTTTCTTGCGTGAAGACTAAGGCTGAGCTTGAAAAAAATATCGATGGCTCCTGGTCAATCAAAAAACTAATAATGGAATAATGATAGATAGATTTATATATAAATTTTTTGCTGCTTTAGACAGCTTATCCAATTTCTTATTTGGCTGGATGGAACCTAAGTATTGTGAGTGCAATATAAATACTGGTTCTAAAAGAATATGTAAAAGGTGTGGATGCCGAAGAAAAAAACATGGGTAAAGCCAACCACAATAGTTATTGATATTGGACCATGCAAATACTGTAAAAAGGATATGATTAATACTGAGAGCTTTGTAGCTTTCGCAGATAAGACTAAAGCTCATTATGAATGTATGAAAAAAGATGATGAGAAAAAGTCTGGTCTGGGTGGGAGGATTTGAACCTCCGATCCTCTGCTCCCAAAGCAGATGCGATACCAGGCTTCGCTACACCCAGACTTTTATTAAAACATGGGAGGATTATCAGAGGATAAACGATATATCAATCTGATATATGCCTTACAGAATATAGCTTTTTTATAGGCATTTATGTCAATCTTTTCTCTTCAACTTAAAGATGAAGTGGTATAAACACTAATCGGATTGGAGATTTGTTCGATAGGTTCGAATACTATCGACAACTGTTGGGGTTGTTAGCTTTTTTAAGTATCGGAGGGTTTTTCGGAGGGTTAATTAAACCCTCCCTTTTTTTTTGCGCGTTATTAAAATTTTGTAAATATTTTTTGTATTGTTCTTGAACCCATGGATCTCTTTCAAAGGTAGATACATAAGCCATCTCAAGTGATAATTTAAACTCGAGATAGCTCATGGGTTGCGCCATTAATTAAGGAGCATCTTATCAATGGCAGCAATTCTTTGATCCTTATTGGTATCAAGATCTCTGTAGTACCATTTGTTAGGAGTGTTCATATTAGACCAGCCAAATCTTTGCATGATCTGCTTATCAGTTAGAGCTTGCTGATCTCTCAAGAAACTAAAGCTGAACTTTCTAAAAGGCGACATCCCGTTTTCCCAGGTAATGCCATTTCTCTTAGCAGCTCTTTTAATTCTTTTAGCAGCTGCTGCCTTAGTAATACCAAATAGCATTCTGTATCTACCATGCTTTTTAGGCAGCTGTTGTTTCATAAGATTTTGTAGCAACACAGATAAGCTCTTGGAGATCTCTACTTTTCTTTTTGAGCTAGCAGTTTTTAGGAAGTTTTCTCTAAAGTTATTCCATTTATCTAAGCTATGATTAGTATAGATAAGAGCTGGATTAGATTTAAGATCCAGGTCTGAGTATGTTAAACCTAGCAGCTCATTTAATCTCATGCCAGTTTCTGCAGCAGTATGAAATAAAACTCTGTTAAATAGGTTCTCTTCACTATTAACAATCTTAACAATATCAGAATACTTAGGCATCCATTTTGCTTTAGTATTCTCATCCTGGAAAAAGTTTTTATTAAATTTAAAGTTTAAGATTGTAGGATCTAAGATCCATTTTCTGCTTAAACAATATTTAACAAAACATTTAAACTGAGCCACACTCTCTTTGATAACTTTCTTACCTAGCTTTTTGTTAGATCTAACAACTTCTGACTTACCACCAGGCAAATTCTTAACTCTCATCCCGTAGGAGCTTATAAGAGCTGGTATATAGCTATCGTTAAAATCATAAAGGGTATAGTCGGATAAGAGCTTTTTGTTAATGTGCGGGTGGATATGGTGGTTTATTATTCCACAAATTAGCAATCTGCTCTCATAAGTCTTTAATTCATCCTTTAAGACATCTTCTTTGTAGGCAGCTATAGCAGCATCAAAAGTGATCTCAGCTGGCATAGCTATATGGCTCTCCATATTTCTCAAACTATCAGCATAGATGTTAGCTTGTCTCTTTTGGTTCAGCTCATAGGTAGCTTTAACTTTTTTCTTACCATCTACCTCAACAAAAACGATATACTTCTTACCTCCAGATCTAGCTTTTTTCTCAATCCAAACTTTCATTAAACAATACCTCCTAAAGTTTTAGGATTAGCAAATACATCTCTGTAAGTAGGGTAGCTCACTACCATAAGAAAACCTGGATCTGTAGTTTTCTCAATCTTAACTTTCCTAACTTGACCCGCAGCCTCAGCATAATCTTTGATAAACATTTTATGTGCAGCTGGGATAGTTTCTCCTTGGAAAGTTTTTTGTCTTCCAGGTAATTTATAAGTGCATATATACATTAAGCAGCTCCTTTAAGTTTTTCGATTGCTGGATTTTTTATATGTTGGTAATCCAAATAGTCTGAACACCAATTATAAAAATCATAATCATTATCACTAAGAACTTCTGCAGCTCCTGGCGTTTCCGCCAGGAACTCTTTATACTTAGCTCTAACTTCTTTCTCAGTTAGTTGCGCCATTTAAGCAGCCTCCAATGTTAAAGGTTTAACGAATTTTTTGTGGTCATCAAAACTGACATCACAAAGTAAAGATCCATATTTTTCTCCAGCATACAAAACTAATCTTTGTTCAGTTTCATTGTGTGGAAAAGACATAGAGACAATGGCAACAACTTTACCATCAGCTTTTAATTCTCTAATTGTTTTAACTGGAATGTTTTGATTTCTACCCATTGAGATAGATTTCTTATTAACTTTTTCTAAATCAGACATACTGATTACTTGATAGGTTTTACCCATTAGCTGCTCCTTTGGTTTTTTCTCCCAATACAAAAGAGTTTTTCCGATAACCTTAGAGCTGTATTTCTTTTGTGGAAGAATGATGTTGATGAAGTATTCTTCTAAGGCAGAATAAGTAGCAAATTTAATTTTTTTGATTTGCATATATTATTAATATAATCATCATTGACAGAGTGTCAAGTTTAGTATTTAGGATGTCAAGTATATTGCCAGTTAGGTAAGTTTTATAAGGCGCAAGGGATCCTCTCTGCTAACGCAGCTTTTACAAGTAGATCTAAAAAAGCCAGCTTAACCTTGTAAATGAGCTAGCTTGTCTTGCAGCTGAATAACATCCACAAGTCTATTGTGAGCTGTCTTAGAGATAGCCGCAATCCCTGGAGGATACATCCCTCCATTTTTCTTTTTAAGTCTTGCAATCTTTGCATTAAGACTTTTTCTCTCTTTCTCTTTTTCCTCGATCTGATTTTCCAGATCTTGGTATTGAGTTATCGCCATCGGTTTTTACCTCCTTTATGCGATTGAAGTCATAGCTGATTGTACTTTCATCTATAACTATTTTAGCAGCGTCACTAGGAGAGTTAGATCCTATTGCGCTATCCAGGTCGTTAAAGTTTTCGTGGGCTGTAAAGCTCACAGATCCCGACCAGAATTTTTCAAATTTTTTAATCACTATGGATGCTCCATTAAAAGTTTATTATGTTCTTTTAAATTCTTAATTTGCTTTTTAAGTTTTTCGTTTTCGTTTTGTAAATAGTGATAGGATTGAATAGCCTCGATGATATATCTGGAAAAATCTATACTTTCTTCTAATGCGTTGTTAAGCCAAAATACACAATCTCGAGGATTTTTCAACATCTTTTCTCGCATTGTAATTTTAAAATTATCTAAGCCTTGTTGATCTCGATCTAAGATCCGAGCTACTAGCTCATTGGTATTAGGATCTGGACTAAGCTCTAAGAGTTTATTCTTATTGATCTGTTCTTTCCTGGTAGTCTTGTTATCCATTTTCTTTCTTCTAATTGTTTTACAATATTCGATATGGCTGACTTAGATTTATAACCAGTAGCCACCATCATTTCTTCGTATGACGGAGCTACTGGCTGCGTATTCATATATGATTTAATAAAGTCAAAAACTTTTTTTTGTCTTGGACTTAAACCATACTTCATACTGACCCCTAAAATTGGTTATCCCAGGCATCAGCCATTGGTGCTGCTTGAGGTGCAGCTGTTGGTTTAGCATCTCCAGTAGATGTCTTTAAAATTCTAATTTTAATAGACTTATCTTCTTGGATGTATCCGCTAGCCTCACACCAGATACCATTTACAGTAAAATTTTTCTTAAATGGTTTTCCAGCTTTGTTCATCTTAACATTACCATTTTCATCGGTGCTGTCTGGATGTACCAAATCTGGATGTTTAGCCTCTGTCTTTTGTTTGTTTCTTACAAGTACAAAGTTTCCAATCAGATCTGGATTTGCTTTCGACTTATCATATTGAGCCATATTATTTTCCTCCTTTTAATTGCTCCTTTTTATTCTCAAAAGCATCTTTGATCGCTTGTGCTTTTTCAGAATTTTTTGATTTAAGCTCAGTTAAAAAAGTTTTATTTTCTCTAACTATCTCCTCCAGGTTAGCCTGGTGCGATGCGCTTTTAATTCTTTGTATAATTATTTCTGAGTGATCTAAATCTACACCCTGGTTTTCTGTTCTTGGTTCTGGTGGCATCTCAACATCTGAATAATATTTACCATGGATCCCGAGAGCTTTTAGTATAGCTCGATCAACAGCTCTCTTTTCTGCTACAGCTACTGGATATTCAAAATCATTATTAAGTGGAGAGACTTCTCCAAAACTTTCATAAACACATCCCTCATGTTTTGCTTTAGCTTTTACTACAGCGCAGCTCTTAGGCAGATCACAATTAACAAGCTCAATAGTAGTAAAGACATCAAAGTTAGCTGCCATTTTTTCTACTTCATAATGCCTGATAATTTTATTATTGATAATCCCCCCGCTAGATTTTATTCCAGCAAGGTATTGATCCAGCGAGGGAAATTTTAGGATTTTACCCATGAGAGAGGTTTCCTCCTATGTTAGTGATACCCAGGCAATCCAAAGAGCAGCAATGGTTAATTAACGCCTGGGCATCGGTATTCAGAAAGAGTAGGGAGAAAAAGATGACAAGTACCAAGCAAACCATGACGAACGCAAAATACTTATTTTTTTTTTCGTTTCTCTTTCCAAATTTTGTTTGCAGCACAAGCCGCTGATAATTAATCATATTTATTTTATCCATAATTCAATAACCTCCACAATTAAAACTCCCGCTAATAACAAAGCTAGGATCGTATGATAGATATGCCAAATTATTCCTCGATCAGTTTTTTTTCTCATACATGACCCCACAATCTAGCTGCTTTAACTTTGTGATCTCCCATACCATTCCAAAAATTATGATCGAAGTTAGCTATGATGTCTTGTGTCCAGGTAGTTTTACCAGCATGACGAGCCATAATTTTTTCTCTGTTTGAACAGATCTGGTTCATCTTAATTAAATATTTTTCTAAATTTTTAGGCTTTAATTGATCGCAATTTTCTGGAGTATAAACATGATAGCCAGCCTCACTAACTACGACTAAGTGTGGTTTCTTACGAGTAGCCAGGTAATAAAAGGCAACTTGTAAAATATGTGAAAACCATCCTAAATATTTTTCTTGCTTATCTTCCTCTGGACCAGCAATCTTTCTCATTGAAAAAGTATAAGTGCCATCTTTTTTTGGTCTGTTTTTAGATTTGTATTTGGTCTTTAATTCAATAAAAGAATTTTGATCTTCAAAGTCAACTCTTCCTATTACTGGCAGCTCACAATCTGGAAGATCTAAACTTACAGATCTCTCACATTCAATATCTCCTTTTAATCCTACTGACTTGATTGCATCTTGAGTATTTTTCCAGGTAAGCGCAAAGCCTAATTTATTTTCTTCATGCTGCCTTTTATCTTTTTCATCTGCGGGTAGGTAAGCATTAAATAAATCAATTGCTTTATCAAAAATTTTTTTCTCTTCTTTAATTTCTTTTTTAACTAAGCCAGATCCTTTTTCATATTCCCAAATAAAATTTCCAAATTGTTTTTGACCCAGCTCTCCAATCCAGTTCCCGCATTTCATATTAGAATTAACTGGAAGATGTCTTCGCTCTTCTTGAGTAAGGTATAAATATTTATATCCCCATTGATCTTCCTGGGTGTTTATTTGTGATGGACTATGATGATTAAGTTTATAAAGTTTAACCCATTCTGGTAATTTTTTTATTCCAGCTATCCAATCGGATAATGCTTTTTCTGCAGCGTCTTCTTTTGTTATCATATTCTAAATCAATAGAACAATTCATAAACAAAATTGAATAATTTGCAAACAGATCTTGACATTTATGCACATACAATTGACAGTTGCGCAATTAAATGACTTATTTACTTAATTAATAGTCAATCTTCTTGTGGAGAAAATTTGGATTATATCTAATTTTAACTGGTGTAGCTATTTCCAAATCCTCAATTTTAAAACTATCACAACCTGGATTTATTGGTTTTCTTGTTAAAGGATTTAATATTGAAAAAGTGTAATCTTCATTTGATTTTAAAATACCTATAACATCTACACAGTTTTTATTTTTTTTCTTATATGATTTTGATGGAGTACAATAACAATATCTGCCTAATGCTTGGCTGCTAAATTTTTTAATTTTTGGTATATCAAATAAATAAATTTCTCCGTCAATATGGGATCCAGGTATATTAACTAAAATAGCTCTAACTTCTGGATTATAATACTCAAAAGGAATTTGAATTTTTTTTTGGTTTTCTTTTTCTATTTGTTTGACTGTAAAATTAGAATTTACAGACCATCTTAAAACTATCTCTGATTTAGGTTGATAAATATCTACTGGATGACATTTTAAAATTCTAGCTAATTCTACTGCATTTTCCCAGGCAATAGCTCTGGAATTTTTAACCCATCTATTAATTGTGGTTGCATCTTTACCTACAGCTTTTGCCAGCTGTGCCTGGCTCATGTCATTATCTTTTAATAATTTATTTAATAGCAAATCAGTATTTTCTAAGTGGTCGTTTGTTATGACTTTTATATCAGATTTATTGATTACCATATTGTCAATATACGCTCAGATCAGTTCATTACAAGTATTTATTTCCTAATTGGTTAATTAAATACAACTAAAGCAATATAAATTGTCAGTTGTGTGGATAATCTTTTATAATTAGCAATGTTCTCTTGCGTTTTTGTCAATCGTTAGTTTATACGCAAATCAGTACATGAATTTAGAAGAGTTTAGAAAATCAAAAGGATACTCATACAAAAAGCTAGCCGAGTTCTTAGGCATAACTGGAGTATCTCCAGAAAGCACAGTTTGCAGATGGTGCTTAAAAAACAGAATGCCAAAACCTAAAAATATAAAACTAATTACGGAGAAGACTAATGGGAAAGTCAAGCCACAAAGTTTCTATTAGTAAAAAATTAACTGGAACAATAGATGATTATCCGTTGGTCAAAGTCATTACTCTTGATTGGGTTTCTCATTCTGAATGGATGCACATCGACAAAGCAAGGAAACTTAAACCCGTTGAGTGTCATTCGGTGGGTCATCTCCTCACACAAACAAGATCTAAAGTTCAAATTTTTGGATCTTACTCATACGATGAAGACGGAACAATTGAAGTTGGAACAATAGAAACTATGCCTGGATCCTGGGTGCTGGAGGTAAAAAAATTATGAAATATTTAATTATCTTTTTATTTTTAGTTTTAATTTCTTTTGGTTTGAATGCTGCAGCTGATGAAAACTGGACACCAGAGTTCAAAGAATTTTGCGCAGTATATATGGAATATGTAAATAAGTACAAAGGATTAAATGCTGGGTGCTGCGAAATAGATCATCCCTCAAATGACATAGCCAAAGCTGGTTGGAAAGGAGAAACACTTTTAATTTGTGATGGAAAAGAAATCGTGTAATTGCGCTGAAACAATTAAGCAGCTTAAACAAGATCGGGATCGGTTGGCTGAGGAAAATTCTAATATTTTAACCATTACAAGTTCACACAAAAAATTAAATGGAGAGCTGCAAGTAAAATTAACAGAGGCAGAAAAAAAAATAAAAGATTTTGAAGAAAATTACATAAAGATTGATGGCAAGAAATAATTATTACAACAAAGGCGATGCTTATTCTGAATGGCACAGAGCCTTAAAAAATGATCTTGGTTATATTGATATTGATAGTGTTGGGATCTGTTTAAAATGCAAAACTCCGCTGTATCTTGCTGAGACTACATTTGATGTTGGACAAGCCTGGAAAGCAACAACCACAACCGAGGCTCTTGCGCGCCTGGCGAACCTACCTAGTTTTTTAATTTTTTATAAAGTTGAGAATGATGCTGTCGTAAGTTTAAGAGTTAAGCAGCTCACGCCAGAAAAGCATAAAAAAGAAGTTCTCCTGGAGCCGCGTGCCTGGGTTCAAGCAATGGAGCTGCTGCAAGATCGACATAACCTGGTGTGTAAAAAATGAGCTTATATTTTGTTGGCGACTTAAATGTCATGTATAATAAAAAGCTCACTCCTACAGATAAGCTGGTCTATTATTGCCTGGTTGGGTTTATGAATGCTGCCGATGGCAAATGCTATCCAAGATATGCCACAATCAAGGAGCGTACTGGTATCAGTATTAGCTCAATTCAAAGATCTGTTAAACACCTTGCCAAACACAATTTAATTACAATCAAGCGGCTTGCCTCTACTAATCTTTATTTCCTAGGAACGCAGAAAATATTACAAGAAACTATTAAAAAGCGAGTGAGAGGTAAATTTGACATATCCGATAAGTCAGGGAGAGGTGTATTAATAAAACCATCTTATATAACTAATAAATATAATAAGAATGTTAATAACTCTAATAGGTTAATATCCTCCCCCCAGCTTGAAAAACAATCTATAGAATATAAAGGTAATATTTATGAAGAGTGTGGAAAAGAGGGTCATTGGAACGAATATTATTGTTCTAAAAAAGGGTTAAAGATCCGTAAGCATAGTTTTAAGAATACTATTGAGGAGGTAGAAACCTCGAGAAAAAAGTTTGAGGCTGCTGCCTCTAGGGTGGTGGCTTGAAGATTATAGCTCATAAAATAGTTGAAGTCTTTGAGATAGCTGGAACCGCAGAAAGACTTATGCCTACTATATCTAAACCTGGACAACCCAAAATGTTTGATCTTTTACAAATGAGCTACGATAAAAATGATCTAGGTTTTTATGATAAAAAAGGCATGAAATTACGAGCCAATAGCAAGCAGATTACTTGCTGGGAATTGGCTATAGATCTGCTGCTAAAACTTGAAAAATTAGATGATAGGAGACTTGTCTGGGCTAGAGCTTGCAGATTTAACTGGTCGCAATTAGGCAGACAGTTTGGATGTCATCGAGTGACAATACAAAGAAAGTACAAAAGCATCATCTTAGATCTTGAGTTTAAATTAGATAAATCAATACTAGACAGAATAGACAATTTAATTTAAACGGATAAATAGGGTCAAAGTAGTGCGTTTTTATGGTTGGAAAACCTCTTCATAAGATCCAATGTGAGAGCTTTACTCGAGGCTCTAATTTCAAAGTACAATGTAAGTGCAAAGGATATTTCCAGAAAACTTCTGGCAAGTATCGCTGCAAGTTTCATGGTGGAGCATCTACTGGACCAAAGTCTTTGGAGGGTAGATTAAAAGCAATAAAAAATTTAAAAAATTTTAAAAATAAAACAGATCAAGAATTAATAGAATGGATCAAATTGAAAAGATATGCGAAAGATTAGAGCTTGGAGAACCGCTCTCAACTATTTGCAAAGATAAGGAGATGCCAGATGTTTCTACAGTTTATAAGCATTGCAGAAACGATGAGAAGTTAAGAGAGAAAGTCATGGCAGCTAGACAAACTGGGGTTTGGACTTTGTTGGATAAGATTGCAGAAGATATGCAGATCCCAAAGACACCACAAGAAACACATTTTTTAAGAGAGAAGTGGAGCCATATCAGATGGCTTGCTACAAAACTCGCAAGCACAACATTTGGAGACAAATCACAAGTGCAACAAAAAATAGATAATCATTTAATTATAAGTTGGGGAGAACCTAAAAATGATATTAAAGAAATTAAAAACATTGTGGATCCGTTGGCAAGTACATCTATTCAAAAGCTACCTGGAGATGTCGGGTATAATAAAGAAAAAAGATAAAAAAAAATAATTGCCAGATCTGCATTATTATCTTGACACTATGTCAATGCTAGTTTATTGATTAGTAATGACAAAAAAAAACATCTACAACGCAAAAAACTTCGAGACAGCAGTTGTCGTTGATAACTATCCTTGGGGTTTCAAGCTCAAAACTAAAAGAGCTTATTGGATTGAGACAAATAACAAAGGCGACAGATTTTGTTATCAAACTTTAAATCCAAAAAACAATAAGTGGTGTGCTGTTAAAACTTCTACTTATGGAGCTGCGTTTGTTTTAACTCAAGATAACAGCAATGGTTATGTTGATTATTTTGGATTAAGCAAATGTGATGCTGCTAAAGATGTAGAAAACTGGTTGACAAAAGTTGATTACAATCAGCTCAACACTTTACAAAAGAAACAGCTTTGCAGAATTAAAGCATTTAGCAAATCAATGGAGAATGTAAAAATTGAATTTGTTAATTCAACAGCTTGGAGCGATGAAGAGAGAGCAGCTCATAAAGCTAAACAAGATGAGATCAATGGCAAGTTGGCGGGTTATGCTAACAAGTTATATGCTCATTGCCTTGTTAAAAATAATTTAAACTAGATCTTAATCCTGGTTGACACTACTAAAGTTCGTTCTTGGTGGTGTCATCCATGGTTCTCGGGTGCGCGTTATGGGGTTCGGAACCTGGGTGGTAGGTATGATACCTAGCGACAACATCAATAAACAAAAGACAAATCAATCATCAAGAGGATTATAAGAGGATCAACTCGCGGATCTGCATATAAAAAGAATAAAATCACGCGGAACAAAGGGGGTACACCCGAAATTATAGCCGCATTTTTTAAAAATATATAACTTGGGAATTTCACACACATACACACACACTTATGAGAAAAGAACACAAAAGCAAAACTGGAGGATTAACAGAGCGGGGGAGACAATTCTTTAAAAACAGAGATGGATCTAATTTAAAACCACCAGTTAAGGCTGGCAAGAACCCACGAAGAGTTAGCTTTGCTGCCAGGTTTGCTGGGATGAAAGGCGCAATGAAAGATGAAAAAGGTAAGCCTACAAGAAAAGCTTTGGCTCTCAAGAAGTGGGGATTTAGCTCAGTAGCCGCAGCTAGAAATTTTGTAAAAAATAATAAGAAGTCAGCATGAATAAATATACAGACAGTTTAATAACAGCTATGGTTTTTACCAACGAAGACACTAACGGATTGGTAATACACCTAAACGGATTTGAGGATGAGCGGCACGCTCACAAGTTTGTAAAAAAATTAATGAAGAACAGCGGCATCGAATATAAATCAATTAGAGACATTTTTGATTTACCAACAATACATTAGGAGGATTAATGAAACTGAAAGATCACATTCCACATATTGTTAAGGAACATAAAACAATCTGTGCAGTTGTAGCAGTAGTAATTATTGTATTAGCTATTTTATAATGAAAGTTGAAATACCCTATACACCACGACCCTTACAAGCGGAGCTGCACAATCAGCTATCTCAATATAGATTTGCGGTGTTAAGTTGTCATAGAAGATTTGGCAAAACTGTCTGTATGCTAAACCACCTAATCCGTGCAGCATTACAGAATAATTTGAAAAATCCTAGGTACGCTTATATAGCTCCAACTTATAAGCAAGCAAAAGCTATTGCATTTGATTATTTAAAAATGTTTGCTGGACCAATACCAGGCACAACTTTTAATGAGACAGAGCTTAGATGCGATTTGCCAAATGGTGCTAGAATAACTTTATTATCTAGTGAGGCGGGGGATAGTTTAAGAGGATTATTTCTTGACGGAGTTTGCATAGATGAGACAGCGCAAATAGAACCTAAGCTGTGGAATGAAATAATTAGACCAGCCTTATCGGATCGTAAGGGGTTTTGTTATTTTATAGGAACTCCCGCTGGGATGGGAAATTTATTTTACGAATTATATCAATATGCTTTAAGCGATGATAAGTGGATGACTTATACAGCTAAGGCAAGTGAAACTAATATTATAGACCAGGAAGAGTTAGATGCAGCCAAAGCTCAAATGGGAGAGACGAAGTATCGGCAAGAATTTGAATGCGATTGGATTGCAAATATCGAGGGATCTATATTTGGAGATATAATTAAAAATTTAGAAGAGAAAAAACAATTAACTAGAATAGCTTATGATCCTAGCCTGGAG